CAGTCAACGGCGGATCGTTGGGTGCATACAATGCATTATGTGGTGAATGGAGAGTAAACCCGTGGAATTGATGCCAACCTCCGCCATGGCCGTAATGTTTGTGGATTTGCTCTTTAGCTGAATCTGGATCAGCATCGTCCAGAAAATTGGGAATTTCACCCAAATCGCATTGTTCATTCTTGGTCCAAACGAGTTTCATAGCGCGCTCCTAAGTATGATTATGTTGGCATGTTCGATGATAGATTTGGCTAGTTTTACAGCCATTTCTGGTAGCATGCCAAACCAAGCTACTTTCTTACCGAAGTGAATAACGACGTTTTCATCTACGATGTTGACAGCTATGTTGAGTTCTCCTTCATCAGTTTTATCAATCTTGCCTTGTGGGAATTTACCTGTAGCACCTAGTTTCATTTTTTATTCTCCTTCTTCTCCTTCATCTCACGGTACATGGCAGAAACTGCTTGGGCGCGCAGCAATATTGGATGACCAGCAATTTCGTACATCTCATCATCAGTTAATTCGCGTAGTGTCAAATTATCATCATATATAGCGACGTGACCACAGTAGAGACATATACTGATATCTCCTGACTTAGGGCGCGCATCATCTGCTTTAACAGAAGTAAAACTATCATTAGATTCACCGCATGATACGCAAACACTGACTGGCACTTTTTTCTTCATTTTCATCTCCCATTATTGGCGCGCGGCTTATAAGCCAAATCATATCTCTTGGCAATTTCAACTATCCATTCTACTGCACACCACCAAGCTAATGGATCTTCAGCAGCACGATTGGTGATATATTTGCCTCTACCAATGCCATGTTTTTCATCACCCATAATTATTCTTATAGCTTCTGATACTTCTAGATATAGGCGGTGTTCCGCATTAGTCATATTTCACCTCCCTTGTATTGGTGCGCGTGGTGAGACTCGAACTCACAAATTTAGGATTTTAAGTCCTTTGACTTTACCGATTTGCCCACACGCGCAACGTCCATTCTTACTTTATAGTCTAGCCAATCTTCAATACTATTTTGAATATTTTGTGATAATTCCTTAATATTATCTTCAGTATAAATTTCTGCACCCTCATCCAAAAAATAACGAGCCAATTCTTCGCATTTCTCATCATAACTGTATTCTTTTCTCTTTCCCATCTGTTCCTCCCATTGATAAGAGGCTGGCGGCGCCACATGCACTTCAAGCACCGCCAGCCATTCCTGAGTGCTTTCGTTGGGAAAATGTCCGAAACCCAACGCCAGAGCGACATACTCTGGAATGCCTCAGGAATTCAAAGTCGATTTTCTGTGTCTACGATCTCAATTAAAAACGCAAGTGACATCGCACCTATTTGAATTATTTCTTTGCGCATTTTATCATAATCACGATCTTTTTGTTTGATTTTGACCAATTCCCAGAGTTCGTCCATTTCTTCTAGAATGATTGCATATCCTTCGTGTGCTGATCTGAATAGCGGATATTTAAGCTCATATCTAGCGCGATTAAGTTCATAGGCGAATAACAATGCTCCTTCTTCATGTCGTGATTTTGCCATCTTGCGCGCTCCTATATGTTACAGTCAAAGTGACATGTTCTAGCCCATTTTCTTTAGCTTTTATGATTTCTTCTTCGCTAGGCCAACCTAAGTATACTTTCCACGTATCATCTTCACTGTCATGTAGGCCGATATAGACTAGGCCATATTTATGATTGTCATAGATACCGTGTGGAAATTTGTTAGTTTTTGTTGAGAGAGTTATGCGCTTGTTCATCTTTAGCTCCAATCACGTAGATATTTCATAAGTTTACGATCATCTAATGCTTTGCGCGCGGCACGGTATCCATCAGCGCCTAATAAGTTATGCTCACCTACCCATACAATTTGACCGGTTTCTACTTTAAACATGACATAGCTATCTAAATCGTGATAAATAGAATATTTACCATCAAACTTAGGAGCTAGGCTTCTAGTCAATTTCCACACATAATCGCCGATCTGTCTCATTTGATTACCTCTTGTTCAAAGGCTAGCGCACATGCCATTTTATGGCCTTCTAGAGCTTCTGCATAAGTATGATACTGTATTTGAAAACTATTATATTTTCCGCCAGTTATTATAGTCTCAAACAGAATTGGCTCATCATGGAAATAATTATAATCTAGACCGAGGAATACTGTTGAAATGTGGATATTATCGTTTCCAGTATATGCGATGAGTCGATCTCCGCTCTCAAAGAATGAAGCCCATTTTGACATGTTGGTAGTTGGATAGTAACTACCGTCTGCATTCATTATATAGTATGGTGATTTCGACATTTTCACCCTTTCTTTTCCACGCTGTCTCGCATTTCTTGAGCTATATCTTCTATTGATGCAGCAGCAATAGCTAATGGAGGATTTTCTAGATTATGCATCATATTTGCACACTCAAGACATATAATTTTAATATTTGGATGTTCTTTGAGTGCAGCTTGTCCAGATGGATATATTCCGACGCGCGCTCCACATTGTGAGCAAATTCTAGATTCATCTTGATTTGGATGTATTCTGTGCATTTGCGTTAAGCGCATAACGATAAGAGTTGAAGGTTCATCATTCATAAACTTTCTCCATTAGAGCCAGAAGCCATACGATTCATCGAACAGTAATCTAGAAAAATCTAAAAATATTGACGAATAAATTAGTTGCCCATCAGCGCACCCACTTTGGGGATGCGAACTATAGTCGCGCAATGGTATATGATCACCACGTACTAGAATCATTCTATTAGTCTGAAAACTATTAATTATATGTGCTAATACAGCAGTTCTGCCACCACGGCGCATGGTCATATGATGCCATCTGCGTTGCACTGGGCGCATCTCACATTTAATGCCATTGCGCGTTTCTTTCCAAATTTTTAACTCAAGACTAACAATTCTTTGACCACATTTTAAATTACAATCAGCAGCGCCCATAGAACTGCCATATTTGCCTGGCTCAACCCATTGAATTTCAATGTTGTTTTCAACATTATTGCGTACATATTGTCTGAGATTAGTTTCATCTACAATGCTAGTTTCCATATTTCGATACTCCCTTTATATCCACCAAGTTCTATTGATATTTTTCTTGTACCTGGCATACTAGGTTCTATATTCATATCTAATCTTACTCTTTTACCCATAAATGTTCCTTCAATTACTCTAACTATGCTTCCCTTACCATAAAATGGTCTTAAAAATCTTCTTTCATTGAATCTACCTGTCAACATTAAGTCTCTACTTTCATCAACATATTCTTTCTTTAACAAAACTGGAAATGATCTTCCCTCATCATCTCTAGTACTTAATATTTTCAATAATTTGTTAGTACTACGACAAGTTTGAATAGTTAATATATTTTGAAATTCTATAAATAAATAATTGCGCCATAAAGGTATTGGTTGATTATGTCCATTAAATCTTATTGGATAAAATGTTCTGAGAGGAATTTCGTTAGCACGTCTTATGGCATCTACTGCTCCATTTTCTCTGAAGAGACATACAATCCATTTGTAATTTTCTTCATTGTTTTGTTGAGCAAATAGATCCATTTCAGTCTTCTCCCTGCTTTCTTGCGCGCGAGTATACTACAGTTCTCAAGTGATGTAAATACATTTTAATTATGTAATATGGAAATCTTAAAAATGTTGCAATTTGCCTTATTTGCGCCGCAATTTTATGTTTTCATAAAAAAACTCGATTTGTTCGAGATTTATTTTCTATTGCTCCGCGGCCATCGCCAAAGGTGATCGGGTACAGAGCGGTCCTTCAGGACCAAAACGACATAATTCATGGCGACAGCGAAGCTACCTCTAAAATGACCATGGGATTTGAACCGCCATCCGGTCCATTCGACAAGATGCGTCGGTATCAAATTGCTAATCTTAGGACTGAGGCTTGGAAACGTAAATGCCAAATGAATCTGCGCGCTTGGTGTACTGAGTGTGTACATGATTATGGTTTTACTCCAGCACGTCATCATCTTTTTATTATTAAAAAACTTGAAAAGGTTATATCTGGCGAAATTGACAGGTTAATGATATTTGCTCCTCCTGGTAGTGCTAAATCCACCTATACCAGCGAGCTTTTACCACCATTTTGGTTTAAGAAATTCCCTCGTTCAAGTGTTATCGGCTGTTCACATACTGGCGAACTAGCTGAGCGCTTCGGGCGCAAGGTGCGCAACAAGATATTGTTGAAATCTCATATATTAGGATATTCGCTAGATGAATCAAATAGAGCTGCTTCGCGCTGGGAAACAACTTCAGGCGGCGAATATTTTGCAGCTGGTGTTGGAGGTGCAATTACTGGTAGAAGAGCTGACCTTGCAATTATTGACGATCCAGTTAAGTCTAGAGAAGAAGCTGAATCAGAGACAGTCAGAGCAAAAACTTTCGAATGGTATAAATCAGATTTAGTAACTCGTTTAAAGCCAGATGCTCGAATTATATTAATTCAAACTCGTTGGCATCTTGAAGATCTTGGTGGTATGCTTCTTCATGAAATGGAAAAAGGCGGAGATCATTGGGAAGTAGTTAATCTTCCTGCGTTTGCTTTGCCAGATGATACATTGCATCGTGCTGTAAATGATCCTCTTTGGCCGGAATGGGAAGATAAAGAAGCTTTGGAAAGGAAAAGAACGATTATTGGCAACAGAGACTTTGAATCATTATACCAGCAAAATCCACTACCGCCTGGTGGTATCTTTTTCCAGGAAGCTGATTTATTGGTTGATGGCGCGCCTGTTAATTATCCTGATTGGTGTAGCTGCGTATACGCTACTATTGACACCGGCATCAAAACTGCATCAAAACATGATGCAACTGGATGCATATATTGGGCATACAATCAGTATGATGAGAAATATCCATTAACTATTTTAGATTATGATATTTTACAAGTTCCTGCTGATTTATTAATTGATTGGATTCCAAATATCTACAATCGTCTTGAAGAATTTGCTAAATCATGCAAAGCAATAAGAGGTTCTTTGGGGCCTTTTATTGAAGATAAAGGATCTGGAACTGTTCTACTTCAGCAGATGAACCGTAGGAATATGTTATCCACGGCTATCGATGTGAAGTTAGTCCAGTTAGGAAAGGACGCGCGCTGCTTGAATATAAGTGGATATGTTTCTTCAGGTAAAGTTAAATATTCTGAATATGCATATAAGAAAACAATTGATTTTAAGGCGCGCCACGCAAATCACATGTTAAAACAGATTCACACCTTTAATATGGGTGTGAAAGACCAAGAGGATGATCTTGTAGACTGTTTTACCTATGGGGTTGCATCTTCCTTGGGAGACGTAGAACTGTGGTAAGTTTGATTTAAGGAGGACTAAACAATGGCAGGTCGAAAAGTTATCATTATTGGGGAGGTCTATGATGCGGACCTTCACGTTGGAGGCGGGCCGATGCCTGGTGGGCCTGGTGGGCCACCCCTCGGCACTTGGGGCGGTGATGCGCCTTGGCCTGGATACGCTACTCCGCCGATTGCGCCTGGCGGTCCGCCGCCATGGGTCAGTCACCCCATTCCTCCGGTAGTGTGGCCAAACCCGCCTGGCGCGCGACCACCTGGTGGACCACCGCTTGGAACTTGGGGCGGCGATTCTCCGTGGCCGGGATATGCTACGCCTCCGATTGCGCCTGGTGGCACGCCACCACACGTTGAACACCCGATTGTCCTTCCGCCTGGTATTTGGCCCAACCCCCCAGAAGGGGTTGCTCCAATCCCTGAGCATCCAATTGTGATTCCGCCTCCGGCCGGAACCACTGGGCCTCAACTTGAGGTCAAGATCGGGTGGACGGCGACAACTGGTTGGTTTGTGGTATTGGTTCCTACTGGAACGACACCAACACCGTCAGCATAAAGCTTGAAGCTTGGCACGAATTAGCCATTAGCCAATTTTTCCTCCCAGAAACTGGCTAATGGCGAGTGCTCCTTTTGGCAGAATGTTTGAGCCTCGTGCCGTTTTTCAAGGGCATATAAATGGCTGAAGCTGTAATAGAACAAGGAGCGAATGATTTTGGCACTTCTTTATTAGGTTCACCCCTAATGAAGATTTTAATGTCCGATAATATTGAACTTGGCTCTAGCGCGTCTTATGAACTTTGCAAATTGATTTATTCTTATCATCCATTAGGTGCAAAATTAGTTGATGTTCCTGTTCAACTAGCACAATCACAAGGTAGACGCATAAATATACCTGGTCCAGCAGAAGATAGGGTCAGGAAAGCATATTGGGATGAATGGCAAAAAATAGATGCTGATCGAGTCATTGCTAATGCAGTTAGATTGGCGCGCATCTATGGTATTTCTTCCATAGCTTGTGTTGTAAAAGGTGAAGATCCAACAAAACCGTTAGATTATGCTACATTGGGAGATAAAAAATTAACTTTTAACGTATTTGATCCACTTAATACAGCTGGTTCTTTAGTTTTAAACCAAGATCCAAATAGTATTTCATTTTTAAAACCTGTTACGATACAAGTACAGGGACAGCCTTATCATCCTACGCGCACAGTAATACATATGAATGAAGATCCAATTTATTTGGATTTTACTACGTCTGCTTGGGGCTATGTTGGTCGATCTGTATATCAGAGAGCACTGTATCCATTAAAATCTTTTCTGCAATCTATGATTACAGATGATTTAGTTACTAAAAAAGCTGGTCTTATAGTTGCAAAGTTAAAGCCTCCAGGATCTATTATCAATAATGTAATGCAGCAAGTTGCTGGTATTAAACGCCAAATGCTAAAAAGTGCTATTGTTGGGAGCGTTTTGAATATAGGGATTGAAGAAGAGATAGAATCATTAAACCTACAAAATATTGATACAAGTGCCAGGTCTGCCAGGAAAAATATACTTGAAAACATAGCAGCAGCAGCTGGCATGCCAGCAAAATTAGTGAATAGTGAGACATTAGCTGTTGCCTTTGCTGAAGGTGAAGAAGATGCCAAAGCAATTGCGCGCTTCATAGACAAGTTACGTGAGTCTATGCAGCCTTTATATGATTATTTTAATAGAATTGTTCAATTTAGAGCTTGGAATATTGATTTTTTCAATACTATCAAAGCAGATTATAAAGAATATGCTGGAAAAACATATAATGAAGCTCTTATGGAATGGAGTAATCATTTCCTTTCTGTTTGGCCTAGCTTATTAACTGAACCTGATTCAGAAAAAATCAAAGTAGCTAATGTTAAGTTGCGCGCGATTATTGCATTGATGGATACCTTGTTGCCTATGGCAGATCCAGTTAGTAAAGAAATGTTAATTGAATCTGCCGTTGATAATTTTAATGATATGAAAATATTGTTTCCGACGCCGTTTAAAATTGATGCCAAGAAAATGGCTAAATACTCTGAAGAACAAGTTCAAGAACAAGCCAAGGCTGGTCAACAACCTGGACAGAAAGCTCCATCAAATAAGAAACCATTTGGTGGTTCTGCATTTGGATCAGGAGGTGGAACTTCCGTTGCTATTAAAACTGATGCATTAGATGAGGCTGTAGTAGATTTAGTTGAGGAAATTGAAAGTAGAAAGAGACGTATAGATGATGCTCTTACAAAGGTGCAATCATGACCGATCCGCAAAAAACTCCTGGAAAGAAAGAAATACCAGCATTACCACCACCAGTGCAGCTTGAACAAGAACCTAATGGAATGTGGGTATATTGGCAAGATGCTTGGCAATACGGTACAGGAATTACAAAAAATGGTATTATGCCTGTTCACGCAACTACACGCGAACAGGCTGAAGAATATGTAAATAATCTTCATCCAGGTTCTTTTCCAGAAAAATTGAAAAAATTGGATAAATAATGCCATTAGAACAAAGTGGTTCTAAAGGGGCGCAATCTAGAAATATAAGCGAATTGGTTCATGCGGGCCATTCCCAAAAGCAAGCTGTCGCGATTTCATATGATATCAAGAGGAAACATGATATGACAGATGCTGAAAAACTTGATCAAATTGTATCAAAAACTGATTCTCTCTCTAAGAGAATGGATGCTTTTATGGCACGGCGCAGGTTGCGCCAAGATGCCAATAGAAAGAAAATGGCAGATGCTAGGATGGCAATGAATCAACGAAAAATTGATACGCAAATTGATCCTGGCTCTTTGAGTAAAAGAAATACTGAAACACAATGATAGAGAAATGCTCTGGCATATTCTTTATTACGCGCGATGGGAAAGGATTGTTTCTCAAACGTGCTGATAATTATGGTCCCAAACAATATCGCGGTTTATGGGGATTACCTGGCGGGCACCTAAAAGATGGAGAAACTCACGAACAAGCTGCGATACGAGAGACCATTGAGGAAACCGGAGAAAGACCGAAAGGAAAATTATTTGAAGTTAATAGACAAGTTACTAAAATGGTTGGTGATGATGAAGAATTATCTACGGAAATTGATTACCTAACATATGCTCAAATATTAGAACATGAATATATTCCAAAATTAAATAAAGAACATTCAGAATTTATCTGGGCGCCTCTAAATGATCCGCCAGATCCTGTACATCCTGGTTTAGCTATAACATTAAAGAAATTAACTGCTGATGAATTAGAAATAGCAGAAATGATGCTTAGAGGTGATATTTCTTCGCCTCAAAAATATATGAATATTTGGTTATTTGACATTCGTGTAACAGGAACTGGTTTATCTTATAGATCAGGTTTAGACGAATATGTGTGGCGCGACAGTTCGCTTTATTTAAATGAAAGATTTTTAAAGCGTTGTCAAGGTTTACCTATTGTTTTTGAGCATCCTAAATCTGCAACATTGAATACTAAAGAATATGTTGAGCGCAATATTGGTTCTGTGTTTTTACCATATATTAAAGATAATGAAGTTTGGGCTATAGTTAAAATATGGGATGATTTTGCTGCTAGGATTATGAAGGAAAATATTCTTTCTACATCTCCAGCAGTAGTTTTAACTGGTAATGATAAGTATTTTAAAACTAATGACGATGGTATATTATTAATTGAAGGAAAACCTAAATTATTAGATCATTTGGCAATATGTCAAGCTGGAGTATGGGATAAAAGTGGACCGCCGAAAGGCATATCAGCAGTTACTACAGGAGATTTGGTTATGGCAGATGAAGACGATAAGGCTGCTGCTTTGGAAGCGGCTCGTAAGGCAGATGCATTGAAAGTTTCTGTTGATGCAGCAGAGAAAGCGAAAGCTGATGCAGCAGCAAAAGCTAAAAAAGATGCTGACGAATCAGAATTTAAAGCATCTGGTGGCGGTGGCGGTTCTGGAGAATTGATTGACAAGACATTAAAGTGTCTTGATTCAATTAGTTCTCGTATGGATGCTTTTGAGGAATCAGAAAAAGCGCGTGAAGCTAAAAGAGCTGATAAAAAGGCTCGAAAAGATGCGAGGCGCGCCCAAAAAGATTCTACGGAAACTCAAAGGGCAGATCAAGCTAAGAAAGATGCTGAAGAAAAAGAGAAGAAAGACGCTGAAGAAAAAGCTAAAGCTGATGCAAAGGTGAAAGCTGATGCTGAAAGCGAAGTGAGAAAGCGCATTGCTGACGTAGAGGCTCGCCTTCCCAAGCAGATGACTGATGCTGATTATGCTGCTGTTGCTGATACGCAAGCAAAAGCTGATCGTATTTGTCTTATGCATGGTGGTCGTGCGCCTAGGCCATTAGATGGGGAAACTCATTTTGCTTATCGTCGCCGCCTAGCTAATGGTCTAAAAGATCATTCTCCCGCGTGGAAGAGCATTGATCTAAGTCTTATTAGCGACGAGGCAGCATTTACCAATATTGAACATACAATTTATGCCGATGCTGAAAATGCTGGATTGCATCCAGTTGCGCCAGCTGAAGATTTTCTCAGAGAGATTATCAACGAAGATGTTACTGGTAGAAAAATTTCAACATTTGTTGGGCGTCCTTCAGCTTGGATGAATCAATTTGCGCCTAATCGCCGCAGATTGATTGGCATTCGTAATCACTAACAATAATTAAAGAGCCTCAGATTATTTCTGAGGCTTTTTAGGAGGTCTTCCATGGTCGCGAGTTTAACACTTAACCCTATGGCAACTACCAATGCTGCTGGTGGTTTTGCTATTACACTTGATGGATATATTCAAGGAATGGCAGAAGATGATCCTGCTGTTCGATTTCAGTTGACTGGCGGTCAGCTTGCATCGACTGAAACTTTACCGATGTTTGGTGGCATTCCAATCGGTGAATACTTTCCTGCTGCGACTGTTGATCCATCTTTGAAAACAAGCATTGTGCGCGCAACAAGTGCTGCAACTTGTACTGGATTTTCAGTCTTTAACCAAGATCATGCGATGATTAACACTCCACAAAGTCCTGTTCCTCAGGGCTTATCTGGTGGACTTGTTAATCTTTATAGATTTGGAAGCAATGCTCGCATTCCTGTAACGATGGATCCAGCAATGATCGCTGGATTGCCAGCATCAATTATTGCTCCTACTGCTCTTTATTGGGATCCAGTTAATCAAAGAGTTACTCTTGTTACTACCAGCAATTGGGCTTTACCGGTGGCCATTAAACTTATCGGTTACAATGCTGGTAATTCTATGACTGTATCCTACAATGCTGGTACTGGAGCTGCAACTTGGGTACGCAATGGTAATTGCGCCCTATTACAAATCTAAACCAGATATATCATCGGAAGGAACTCTTAATCAGAGGTGAACTAAGATGCCCAATATTTCTTCAGCATTTGCTGTAGTTAACCCGTCCTATGTGGAACCGGGTATTATCTTGCCCTATGTGCAAGCGTCTGGTGCTTTTGATACTCTCGCTAGTGGTGAACCTTTAGTTAGGCTCAGCGAGGGTGATCTTTATGTTTATATGAAGCGCCTCGATGTGCGTACTCGCATGGCAGCTGGCCAAGCAGCATATAATATGTTGCCTAGTGTCAGTGTAGCTATGTCAATGATTAGTACACCGAGCTATTTGATCCGTGTACGCGCAGAATATGATCATCACGATACTGCTTCACTAAATAATTGGGGTGTTAATATTGTTGATGCTCAACGATTGGGTATGAGACAAGGTCATTTCCAACTTGCTAGAAATGGCCTGTTATATGGCTTTAATCCTGCTAATGGTGAAGGTCTAGCTAATGCGCAGGGTGCCACAGCAGTTACATTACCTGCTGATAGTAACGCTAATAATACAGTTGTTACTTATGATAACGGCGAACTCGGCGTTTGGTTACTTACTCAAATTAGTGCCTTAAAGACAAGGTGCAATCAACTCGGAATTGGAAGAACCTTTGTTATTCTTGGACCGCAGCGCACTCTTGCTGCTATGGAATATCAAAATATTGTTCAACTTGTGCAATTCCAGCGCCAAGGTGCTGGTTCAACTACTACCGCAGGATTGTTGAAAGACGTTCTTGCTATGAACGAAGATGATATTATCTGGGTTTATGACGATACTCTAGTTGGTAAAGGTTCAGGCGGCGGCAATAATGATATGGTTCTATTGATTATGCCTGAAGTTAAAAAGCCAGCAGGTGGCAAAATTAATACAAATGAGATTGCAAAACTCGCTCCTGGTATTGAGGCTTGCACTCTTATGTATTGCGATATGGCTGCGCCAAAGGAAATTCCTACTCCACTTGCTGGTGGCGCTATTGATGTTCTATCTGAGTGGCGCATCACAAGTGGTTGGGGTGTTCGCCCTGAAGCTATCACCGTTATGACTTTGTTGTATCAGTGATTTCGGGGCCAGTATTATGGCTTACCGAGAGCGTGGGCGATTGAGGCATACCCCCTTTGTCCTTGATCGCCCATTGCTCGGAATGGAGTAAATCATGCATATGTTCATAGCTAATGGTACTCATCAAAATATCGATTTTCAATATCGATTGCCAAAATATAGATCGTATCGTACACAAATGATTCCTATTGGGCAACAAATTAGAATTTCTGGTGAATTATCTAAAGATGAAATAGATGTTATTGTTGCACATCATAATATATATGGAATGATTTCTTCAAGAGAAATAGCAAATTTTAAAGGTTTTCATATACCTTATATTTATGCTATTGATCATCCAATTCCTGCTGAACTTATTGCTGAACTTATTGTTCAAAATAGAGAATTTAATGAACAATTAGGCAAAAGACTTAGACAGGAAGCAGCAGTTGCTGTGAGTGCAACTATTGAAAATAATACTACAGATACTTTGAAAAATTTAGAAATGACAATTGAAGAAATATCAACTAAAGAACGCGATGCTACATTCGCTGAAGGAATCAGAGTTACGCGAGATAAAGAAAAGGGCGCACCGCAAAGTCCTGATAAAGGATTAGTAGATTTTTCACTTTCTCGTAGGGTTAATAAACCCACTTTTTGATAGGATGCGAACATGGCTATCGCTTATGCAACTTCCACAGCTAATGCTAGATTGGTAGCGACATTAACTGCTGCTGTTTCTGGACAGTCTGTTGATGGTAATACTACTTTTGGTTTGCTTGTTATTGGTACAGCCTCATTATCTGGTGCTACAGGTGTATTGGCTACTATTACCTTACAAAAACCAAGTTTTACTATTGCTTCTAAGACAGCTACAATGGCTGGTGTTCCTCTTTCTGTTTCTGCATCAGCAACTGGAACTGCTGCATTAGCTGAGTTAAGAGATAGTGCAAGTACTTCTATTGTAACTGGATTAACAGTTTCCACATCTGGCGCTAATATAAATTTAGGTTCAACAAGTATTACTTCTGGTCAAACTGTTACAATTACTGCTGGTACTATTACTAGTCCGTAAATTTCTCAATTGGTGTAATTTAGAATGGTTACTAAAGTCGTCATTTTAAACAATCCAAACTATACAACGTTTCTTGTTCCGCCAGATTTTGCTTCATTGATTTCGATCGAGACATTTGCTGCTGGCGGTAATGGATTTTCAACGACTGGCAGTCACGGTGGCGGTGGCGGTGGTGCTTATAACAAGATCACATCGCTTGCCGGTATAGCCGCGAATGTCAGTTATGTTATGCAACTTGGTGTTGCTGGCGGCACTACGACTGCTGTCACAGCGACTTCTAAGGGCGGTACAGCCAATACAGTATTTGGCAATACTGGTTTAACGGCGATCTATGTTGGTTCGCAGGGCGGCACGACTGGCGCAACCAACGCTGGCGGCGCTGGTGGTGCACTTGCTAGCAGTTATCCTACGTCTGGAGGTTTTGCTGGTGGCACAGGTAGTGCCACAGGAGGCGGAGGCGGCGCAGGTGGCAAAAATGGCGCCGGAAATGTTGGATCTGGAACCACAGGCGGCAGCGGTGATGCAGGCTTCGGCGGCGCTGGTGGAACAAGTGGAAATGCTGGTAGCAAAGGCACTGAGTACACCATGGCTGGAATTACTGCCGGTCCAGGCGGTGGCGGAGGCGCGTCTGGCGGCGTTGGTGGTTTTGGCGGCGGCGGCGGTGGTTCTGGAGGAGCGGCAGGTGGTATTGGCTTTATCGTTTTCACTTATATACAGGTTGCGAGTGCGACCGTTGTTCTGATCACATCTGGAACGACTTTTACAATTCCGAACAATTTTCTGTCGTTACTTTCAATTGAATGTATTGGTTCAGGTGCTAGTGCTGCTGGCACAAATTTTTACGGTGGTGGTGGTGGTGCATATGCTTGCATCACAGCTGTCGCTGGTATGGTAGCAAATGCTTCTTATGGTGTACAGATCGGTGTTGCGAGTGGTACCACAACTGCTGTCACCGCAAGTTCAAAAGGCGGAACTGCAAATACTGTCTTTGGTAATACAGGTTTGACAACGAACTATGTCGGCGCGAACGGCGGTACAACTGGAACGATTAGCGCAGCTGGAACCGGTGGATTAATTGCAAGTAGTCTTGGTACAACGCTGCGTTACGGCGGCGATGGTGGCAGTTTTGTTGGTGGTGGCGGTGCTGGCGGTCCATATGGTGACGGTATTTATGGAGATAGTTCAGTTGGATACGGCGGTGCTGGAGATTTTTCTTGGGGTGGCGCAGGCGGTGTTGGTGGCGGCTCTGTTGGTCCAGGCGGTAATGGAACTGAGTGGGGAACAGCTGGGACTGGCGGCGGCGGCGGCGCAGGCAACGCATTAACTGGTGGTAATGGCGGAAATTATGGTGGCGCTGCTGGTGGTGGCTCTACCGCTACTTCTGGTGGTACTGGTAGTCCTGGTCTTATTGTTTTTAGCTATATTGCACGTGATACGCTTGAAGGTGCTCCAATGCTTATGTTTATGTGAGGAATAATGGTTAGAAAAATTGTCTATGAAAGTTATCTTTGTATTGATCATAAAGAAAGTCCTGGGTTTACGCTAGAACAAGCGCATAAAGTGGGTTTAGGAATCGTTGCTGATCAAGTTGGTAAAGGTAAAAAACTTGAAACAGCAATGCTTATTTGTAGTCATTGCCCAACTCATGTGATCAAGCGTCCAGAACGTGTACGCGCGCGCGGACATTGTTATAAATGTGATCAATTCCTTTGTGATAATTGTGCAATTAAATATAAAATTGATGATATTTGTTATACTTGGAAACAGCGACAAGAAGATTATCTTGAAGCAATGGTTAAACGCTGATGGCTACGTGGTACTGGGTCGCAGCCGCCCCGGCGAACTTCGCCACTGCTAACTGGGCGACCACGTCTGGTGGCGCGGCCAGTGGCACGCCCGCCACTGGCGACACGGCGATCTTCGATAGCCATAGTTCGCAGACCTGCACGATTGCAGCGGCGGTGTCGTTGGCGTCGCTGGATTGTCAGGGCGGTACTGGCAATTTCGTTGGAACGCTGAATCACGGCGGCTTTATCGTCACGATCAGCGTCGCCGGGGCAGCGGCTTTCCGCCTTGCGCCTGGGATGATCTATGTCGCGACCAGCGCCGCCGCGACGGTCACGTTTACCAACACCGCCGGGATTGCAGCGCTCACCAGCGCCGGCCAGGCCTTACAGAATCTCACCATCAACGGGGCAGGAGGGACGATCCAACAGCAAGACAATCTGGTCCTTGGTTATGGCGCTTTGGTCGGCGCGCTTTTGACGCTGACAGCAGGCACGTTCGACTGCAATGGCCACGCGCTAACTGCTCCGCAATTTAGCTCAAATAACACCAATACGAGAGCTTTCATACTTGGCTCCAGCCTCAGTATCGGCGGCAACGTCGCGAACGGTCAGGCGGTTTTCAGCATTACCAACACTGTTGGCTTGACCTTCACCAAAAACGCCGCGAACATCACGGTGTTGACCCCGACCACGGCTGGTCAGGGGAATTGGACTTTTCAGGCCCAACTGACTTTTAATGGATTGATCGTTAACGCGGCAAGCGTCCCAACCACGTTTTACATCGCCGTGGCGGCGACCTTTGCATCGCTCGCCGTTGGCCAGGGCGTGTCCTTGATACTCGCCGCCAATAATACATTCACGATTTCGACAGCGTTCACGCTGACTGGAACGGCCACTCTCCCGATTGGAATGATCTCCACCCAAGGTGGAGTGGCGACGATTTCTTGTCCAAGTGGCGCTTGCTCTATAACTTGGGGTGGAATTTCAAATATTACCGCAACTGGGGGAGCGACATTCGCCGGGGTGAATGCTTTGCAGCTCGGCAGCACCGCCAACTGGTCAATCACGCCTCCTGGCGGCGGCGGCGCGACTGCGGCTCAGGTTGCGACTGCGGTTTGGGAAGATACGTTCGGCGGCGGCGACTTCGCGACTGCTGGCAGCGTCGGCGCGCTGATGGCGGCGATGCAAAACCTGCAATTCACGGTTCCAGCGATGGCGCGCGGCACGGTTGGTTCTGGCGGGACAATGACCTCTGTGCCGACCAGCGCTTTTAACTTGCTTGGCGCTGGACCAAACCGGGCGATCCTGTTCGACGCGGCTACGACCACGGCTGCGCTTCAGGGTGCTGCGTCAGCGATTACCGCAACTACTGGTGGCGCAACACCAACGCTAACAGTATCACCTGCGCTTGCAGTCGCGCCTGCATCTGGTGACACTTTTTCGGTGATTTAATGATTGATAATGCTAATCCATCGCTAATACAACAGTCGCTTATTATTGAGCCACAAATGCTTTCTACACAGGTTACACAACTTGGATCTGGTGGTTATCCCGTGGCAGTAATTTTTGCACAACCAACTTTACCACCATCTACAGTTTTACAACTTGTAACTCGTCCTATGGGCTTTATGTAAGGATCTGATATATGTCTCGTAGAATCAATCAGTTTAATACTATTAATCCCACTGCTTATGCAGATACTACTGCTATGGCTAGTGGCCTTTTTCCATTTATGATTAGAGGTGGTTCAGCTACACAAATTAGTTACATCTGGGAAATTAGTATTGGTGGACAAGCATCTGCGTCTGCTGTAATGATTATGCAGTTAGCAATGGATTCAACATTAGCAGTTGGTACAAATTCATTAACTGTTGCTCAAACTGATGCGCCATTGCATCCTGCAACTGCAACGTGGACTACTCCTACACCACCAGCTATTGGTGCAACTAATTCTACTAGCGGACCACAACGGTCAGCGACTTTGAAACTTTTTAATTTCTCATTTAATGCTTATGGCGGCGGCGCTTTCTGGCGCGCCAATAGAATTGATGAATGTGCGGCTGTTGTTGGTAACGCAGTTAACTTAGGAGAAATGACTTTATCGGCTTTTACTGGTACTGCTGCTACTACGCCAATAGGCGATCATGTTATTTATGAAACATTATGATAGATCGTCCATTTTCTTCGCCAACACATGCGCAATCTATTCATGTTCAATTAGAATTGCCATTACCAGAATTAACCTCAAATACATGTCGATTTTGCAAACGACGTTTTGATCGTCAGCATACCATTAAACATACTGAAGAAGAATTAATAGCTTTTAGAGAATGGTTAACTATACCTTCAGATACAGAAATAATTGTTTGTGATAATTGTTGGCCGCAAATGTTTTCAGATCATCGAGCAATTTTTGATTTAGGACGACAATATACTAATCTTGATCCAACAGAAATTCCACTTTTGACATTGAGAAAGTAGGAATTAATTATGGCGACGATCTTTCGTCGGCCGATTTACGTTCCTCGGCCTGATGCTGATCGTCCCTGGCAATTTTATGAATACGCATATTTTGGTATTAGTCCTGTTATATTATATCCACCGCCTTTACTGCCAATTAGTGGCACATTAGCACTTACTGAAGTTTCAGATACAGTAGCATTTTCCGTAACTGTAGCTGATAGCGGTATTCTATCTGTAACAGAAGCGCCAGATACTGTAAATATAAATGGATCAATAGGTAATACTGGTACATTAGTAGTAACAGAAGTAACAGATACTTTTACTTTTAATGGAACTGTAGCATATACTGGCATATTATCAATAGTAGAATTACCAGATATATTTTCATTTACTATAACTGTAGTTGATAGTGGTACGCTGTCAATAATAGAAGCTCCAGATACTGTAAATATTAGCGGATCAATAGGTACAGTTACTACTGGTACATTAGCGTATACAGAAACGCCAGATACAGTAACTATTAATGGAACTGTAACTGGTGCTATAAGTTATAGTTTTGGTTTTCGTAATTTTATACGATATATTGATGTTAGTACTCCTTGGATTTTTGATGCTTATCCGCCATTTGGTATTAATCTTCCATTAAGATTACTTCTTCCGATTAGTGGTACATTAGTATATACAGAAGCGCCAGATACTGTAAATATTAATGGATCGATAGGTTCAGTTACTACTGGCACATTAGCTTATACAGAGATACCAGATACTTTTACTTTTAATGGAACTGTAGCTTATACTGGTACATTATCAGTAACAGAAGTTTCAGATACTGTAAATATTAATGGGGCAATAGGTGCAGTTGCTGGTACATTAGCATATACTGAAGCACCAGATACCGTAAATATTAATGGAACTATAAGCGGTACTGGTATAGTTTATGGTCCAGTTAGCTTTCCTATTTTTATACCGCGTATTGATGTTAGTGCTACTTGGCAATTTGATGCTTACCAACCATATGGTATTAATCTTCCATTATTAGTATCGCTTCCTTCTATTAGTGGTGCATTATCAGTAACTGAAGCACCAGATATAACAGGATTTAGTGTAACAGTAGCTGATAGCGGAACATTATCGGTAGCTGAAGTTGCAGATACATTTTCATTTTCTGTAACAGTAGCCAATGTTGGTGCATTATCAATAATAGAAGTTGCAGATACATTTTCATTTTCTGTAACAGTAGCCAATAGAGGAACATTATCAGCAACTGAAGTTGCAGATACATTTACATTCGCTGGTACTGTAATTAATAATGCTACGTTATCAATATTCGAAGGTACAGATGTATTTACATTTAATGGAAGCGCATATTGGCCAGCTACGTTAGCATATATTGAAGCAGCAGATACATTTTCATTTGCTGTAACAGTAGCTGATAGAGGAACGTTAGCTTATACTGAAGCTCCCGATACTTTTACCTTTGCTGGAAATGTATATTGGTCTGTTACGTTAGCATATACTGAAGCAGCAGATACATTTACTTTTGCTGTATCAACAGGAAATAATGGAACATTATCAGTAACTGAAGTTGCAGATACCTTTACATTTGCTGGTACTGTAATTAATAATGGTATAATTTCTGTAATTGAAGTCGCAGATACAGTAACATTTGCTGTAACAGTAGCTGATAGTGGAACATTAGCATATACTGAGACTCCAGATACATTTACTTTTGCCGGAAATGTATATTGGACTGGTACATTAGCATATACAGAAATAGTTGAT